TACCCCACAGACCCTACTGGTGAACCTCATTATTACGGTTTTAACGGTGCTGATAGTAGCAATAATTTGAAAGTAGATTTATCACCTGTTCCTATTAATGCTGAGACTATTTCTTTTGACATAATCAAAGCACAAGATGAACTGACTTTAGCAGCAACAACAATCAAAGTTCCAGCAAAACCAGTTGTACTTGGAGCATGGGCAAGAGCCATAGCAGAAAGAGGTGAAGATGGCGGTACACAATCATCTATAGCTGCTGAAGAAACAAGTCAAGCACTCAAACAAGCAATTATGCTTGATAGCGGTAATACACAATATGAAACAGACTGGTTTGTACCTACTAATTATTAATAATGGCTAAACAAATATCCTACCAACCTCTAACTGACATAGGACTAAATGGTCTTAACACACAAGACAACCCTGCTTCTTTAGATACATCGTTTTTAACTAAAGCAGAAAATGTAGTGATAAGAGAGTCTGGTCGTATCGCTTTTAGAAAAGGGTTAAAACAAAAGGTTGCTCCTAGTGGCACAGCTATAGCATCCTTAGTTGAACATAACGACAATAACACAAACAAAGTATTTGCTAGTTATGGCACTTCAATTTACACAGTTGATTTTACTGATACTGATGCTGCGTTCCCTACTAGCGGTGCTGATGTTAAACATACAGTTGCTAATTCAACAGGTAATTGGCAGTTTATTGAATTTAATCGTAGACTAACTTGCATTCATGAAGGCATAGTGCCTCAAAGATATGATGGCTCTCAAGGTTCAGGCTCTAAATGGGCAGCATTTGACAATGCACATAGACCTACTGGTATTTCGTCTGGTGAATTTAAACCTAGTTGTGGCATGGGGTTCTATGGTCGAATGTGGGTTGGCGGTGTAGCTTCAGGTAAAGATGTACTTTACTACTCTACTTTACTTGATGCTGATGATTTTAGAACAACAGCAGAAAACGGTGCTTCTAATGGTGGCTTTATAGATTTAAAAACTGTTTGGGGTGTAGATGACATAATAGCTATAGCACCGTTTATGGGTAAGTTAGTTGTTTTTGGTACAAACAATATTGCTATATATGACAGTCCAAGCATTATTGATGATATGGCACTTAACGAAGTTATCAAAGGTGTAGGCTGCGTGTCAAGAGATAGTGTCCAAGCTATTGGTGATGATCTTGTATTTTTATCAAGCACAGGGTTAAGAAGTCTTGGTCGTACTACAGAAAAAGACAAACTACCAATGCAAGATTTGTCTCTTAATATTAAAGATACGCTTATTAGAAATGTAGGACAAAGCACAAATGTAAAAGCAGTCTATGTTGAGAATGAAGGAATATACATTCTTTCTTTTGTTGATAGCAATATTACTTATGTTTTTGACTTTAAACACTTTACACCTAATCAAGCACCACGCATAACAACATGGACTTTTGACAATAATAGAGAGCCAGCCAGTTTAGCGTATACAGAGTTGTATGGTTTGTTAGTAGGACAAAAAGATGGAGGTCTTGCAGGTTATGAAGGATATTTTGATAGCGATTTAGCATCAAATGGCACAACAGTTACTGATGCAGCATATACGAGCAGTATAGCAACTACTTGGATCAATTTAGGTCAGTCAGTTGCAGCATCTTTACTTAAAAGATTATTTATGGTTTTAGAGGGCGGTTCTGGAGCAACTTTAGGATTAAAGTGGTATAAAGATTATAGTCCTACATCTTCTAGTACAACATCAATAACATTAAATCCAGTTACAACGGGAACAACTGCTTTATGGGGTGCTAGTACATCTTTGTATGGCAAATCAGGTGTAACTTACAAACCTGTATATGGACTACAAGAATACAAAACTCCATTAACAGGTTCAGCTAAAAACCTTAAGATAGAAATAAATATAACTTCTAATGGTTTTGATGCTTCACTTCAAGACTTAACGCTTTTACATAAACAAGGAAAAATACGATGAGTGATTATATAATTTCAGTAGATTGGGCAGGCAAAGACTCTTTAGCTGATTCAAGTGCTGCTAAAGTAATATCTGGAGCAGATTTTAATACAGAATTTGTAGCAGTAAGAACAGCAGTTAACACTAAAGCAGATATTAACGGAGATGCTGCTGAATCATTCAGTGCTGTAACAGCAAATCCAGGAACTAATACAACACAAGTAGCAACTACAGAATTTGTAACAGCAGCTATAGCAGCTAATCCTGCTTATCCAGTAGGTGCAATATTTACAACAACAACTGCTTATGCAAATTCAGCAGCGGTAGTTGCAGCAGTAGGTGGCACAACATGGACAGCTTTTGGTGCTGGTAAAGTTCTTGTTGGTGTTGATGGTAGTGATAGTGACTTTAATACAGTAGAAGAAACAGGTGGTGCTAAAACACATACATTAACTATTTCTGAAATGCCTGCTCACACTCACACTTATGGTAAATCAACTACGAATGAGGCTATGAGTATTCACGATATTAATGGACTTCGTGGAGCAGCAACAACCAATACAGGCTCAACTGGTGGTGGAGCAGCACACAATAACTTACAACCATATATAACTGTATATATGTGGAAACGCACAGCATAGGAGATTAAGATGGGATTTGAAACAGAAGCATTTGGATCAATGGGTAAAAATAATTTTTATAAGCAAAAAAACCCATTTGGTGGCTTTAGCAATGCTAAACCTGATATTAACATGGAAGATGTAATAAAAACTGGTATTGGGTTAGGCGAAAGTATGTTTGGTCAAAAAATACAAGATGATCGTGTTAATCAAATTAAAGGTGATTGGCGAGATACTTTGGCTGCTGCACAAGCAGGTAATGTTACTGGCGGAGATGTTGAAACTTATTTTGATCCTGAAACACAAACAGTTAAACAAAAATTAAGTGGTAGACGAGAAGGGATGTTATCTGGATTATATGCTGGTGTAAACAATATGGGTAATCTAATAGGTCAAATGAATCCTTATGAATATGCTGACTATATGTACAACCAAGCTTCAGGTGCTAGAAATTTAGCACAAGATAGAGAAAAAGCACAAGTATTAGAAATGATGAATGCTAGAGGCATAGATGTTTCTAATGTTGGAAACAATCTATATGGAGCAACAGTACAAAATCAAAATTTTGCTAATACAGCCGAAAGAGCAGGTTACATAGCACAAGGCCAAGACATGGAAAACGCAAAAGTTGCTAATTACAATGCTTTAATAAATTCTATTTATGGTAGTGATCGTGTTAACAGTCAAGGCATAGCAGATGCAGTTTCTTTAGGTGTTAATGTACCGCCACCAGAATATTTAAATACTGCTTATCAAGATGCAGGTGATGCTAGAGCAGAAAAAGGAAGTGGTCTTGCTGATTTACTTGGTATGGCTGTAAATCCAATTGGCGGAATGTTAAGCAAACTTTTTTAGGAGAAACAATGGCAGAAGAATACGAAGGCTTATTAGCCAATGAAAGATTAAGAGTTGCTGAAGAAGCTGCAAATAGAACACGAGGCAGAGGCGGAGTATTCTTAGCTGCAAAAGGTGCTGAAAGAATGAGGCAAGGTACAAGAAGTATGCTTGGCATTGAAGAGCCTGTTGTTGCAGAAGCTAAAGCAAAAGCAGCTAAAGATGCAAAACTACAAAGCATATTATCAAAATATCCAAATATGAAAACCCGTGCTGATTATCAAAAAGCAATTAATGAGTTGTATATAAATGGTTACACAGAACATGCAAATAGCATTTTAAATTTGATGAAAGAATTGCCTCAAGCTAAAGATGAAAAAACTGACAAAATTAGAAATTATGAATTCGGCATGGCTCTTCCAGAAGAAGAAAGGCAAGCATATTTTGATACTATAAACCCTAGTCAAGTTCCAAATTCTTACGCTGAATACCAAAGAACTGATGCAACTCCTACAGGCGCAGAGTATTTAGCATATTTAAATAATGCTGGCAATAATGTAGAGCAAACAACAGAGTGGAGAAATTATAGCAATACTACTATGAATCCTACTAAAGAAGGATTTGCTATATGGATTGATAGAAATCAGAATATACAAAAGTTTAGTTCAGCAAAAGAAATCCAATTATCTATGTTAGCAAACGATCCAAACTTTATAGCTTTATCGCCAGCAGAACAAAAAATTAAATTAGATGCAATAGAAAGCGAATACGCAGACATTGAAACATTTACACAAAATGGTGTTGTATACGATGCAGTTACTAGAGAAGCTATGCTGCCAGGCTCTAAAGAAAAAATACCAACAATTACTGTTGGAGGCCGAATTTATGATGCTAGAGATATGACTCTTATTAACGATGAGGGTGTATCAAGAAAAATGGTTAAGAGAGAAGATGACAAATGGTATTACGAAGATAATGGCTCACGAGTATTTAACAACGATGTCAGTGTTAAAAACCCTGAAGAAAAAGCAGCAGAAATATATAGAGAATTTGGTCTGCCACAAAATGAAAAACAAAAAGTTGAATTAGCATCTAAGTTAATACAAGGTGGTTTAGCTGGTACAGATGTGTTTTCTGACTTGATGAAAAGTGTTGATAAAGATTCTGCTAATGCTATACAAAGTGAAAACTTAATTGTTAAATCTATAGAAAGATTAAGTGAAAACTATGTAGATAGTGGTGTTGGTACTATGAACGACATATTAACTCCTGTTGAGCAATTAATTGGTCAATACATGACAGCAGCAGAAGCACCAGATGGCACTATAGTTTTTGAAGGTTCAATCCCAGGCTGGTCTACAATTAAAAGAGGTCAAAGATTATTGCCTGGTACGGTTGGTGAACAAGCAAGATATTTTGCAGATACAGCCACTACATTAATCAACAAGGTGTTAAAAGATCGTTCTGGTTTAGCTGTAACTGATGCTGAATGGCAAAGACTACAAAACGAATATAGTTCAGGATTAACAACTTCAGCTCAATTTGCATCTTGGGTAAAAAGAATTAGAGATTACACTAACAAAACAGAACAGAATGTTATAGGTGGTTATGAGCCGATTGTTGTTAATCGATACTTTGCTAATCAAGGACAATATGTAACTTTAACTAATCCAGACGATCCTCAACAAAGAAACCAAATACCCATAGGTGGATTTTATAAAGATGGTGATGGCAATATTAGAAAAAGAAGTCAATAGGAGTTTAATGTGAGTTATAAAGACACAGATGAAATTGTAGGACAAACACCAACAAAAAATAATGATCCGATAGTTGAAAGTTATTTCCCAACTTATTCGCGTTCAGGAGAAGTTGTTTCTGGTGCAACAAGTGGACAAGAA